GAAGAAGCTCATCGTAAGAGCATGTTCAATTACAATGGATTCGAGCATGTGAATTACTTCGGTTTTACCGGAGAAAAGATCATGATTAATCAGAAAAGTCGTTTGGAGAAAAGCATTTTCGGGAAATCGAAATTGTTTGAGACCACAATGAAGGAAACATTCGGAGTTGAGAGTTTTGCAGAGACTGGTCGTCCTGTTATGCAGCCTGGATTCTATAAGCGTGATGGTGTTGATGTTTACATTGATCCTTATGCGAATGGAGTAAAGAAAGCTAACAAGCCTCCAGTTTCTTTGGATCGTGACATAATGGCTAGAGTTGTTGAAGAGATGACGGAGTTTAGACTTAAGAAGCTAAGAGAAGTTGGTGTTACAAAACTTACTCCTAAGAGTGTCTATGAGGCTACTAATGGTACTCCTGGAGATGATACTTCTCGAAGGATTAATTCTTCAACAGCTACGGGCTTTGGTTTTCCTGGAAAGAAATCACGCCACATTCCTTTAATTGACCCTAATGGTGTCGATCGCTATCCTACGGATGAAGTGATTGACCTCATGAAAGAAATAATAAAGGAATTCGAACTTGGTCACCAAGTTGGATTTGTGTGCAAGGTTTCTCTTAAGGATGAACCCAGAGCCTGGGAGAAAGTGCTCTCTGGAAGTACGAGACTTTTCTATGTTGCCCCGTTGCCCCATTTGTTGCTTTCCAAAATGCTTCTTTCCCCATATTACAATCTCATGATGGCCTACCCAAAGGCTTTCAATTGTGCCATTGGTATCAATATGCATAGAGAGTGTGATCAAGTTTTTCAATACTTGAAAGACTTTAGTGATTTGTGGATGGAAGGCGATTATTCCGGATTTGATCTTACGATGCCATATGAAATTCGTCTGGTTACTGCTACCGTGAGGCGCAATGTTTTGCGCGAGCTTGGTTATAACGATACTGCTTTGACTTTGGTTGAAGCTATGTTGTTTGAAAACCTGAATGTTCTTTGGAACATCAACGGTGATATTTGTCAGAAGATTGGTTCGATCCCTTCTGGAATGGATGGCACAG